CGATACGTGCCGTTAAAGGGAGAAACATTCCTTTGGCTGTATCGATTCTATGGCAGAAAGAGCAACCGAGATTTCGCCCGGGTACTACGTACGTCCCGGGACCTGGAGGGATCCTTAAAAGACGGGATCCAGGCCGATACACCGTTATGAACTCTGCTAGTAAGAACTGGCTCGAGTTACAATATGGGTGGAAGCCTTTACTTCAAGATGTCTACGGTGCCGCTAAGAGTCTTGCTTATCTTAACAGCGGGACTTTTATGGTGCAAACAGCGCGCTCTTCTTCGACAGCAACAAATTCCGAAGGTGGACCGCTGATAGTTCCGGGAGAAAAGACATCTTCTGGGAACTGGATGCTCATAACCCAAACAGAAGTTAAGTTTGGAATGAGATACAGGATCGGTGAACCGCTGACGGCGTTTCTGTCGCAGATCGGTTTTAACAATCCCATAAGCCTAGCGTGGGAGCTCATACCGTACAGCTTCGTCGTCGACTGGTTCTTGCCCATTGGAGAGTATCTAACCGGTTTAAAACACTGGGAAGGACTCTCTTTTATTGATGGGTTCGAAACTCGGTTCACGAGACAGACTGCACATCAGAACGTGGATTTCTACGAAGAAGACGCTACACGGGTGCATTGGAGAGTTGGCAATTATTCGCGAGACGCTGTTCTGTTCGATCGGTTGAAGCTGACCGAATATCCGAGCATGACGCGACCCTCATGGAAAAACCCAATATCACCAACACATGCACTTAATGCCCTTGCTTTGATGAGGGTGGCCTTTAAAGGCCAGCGATTCTACGGCAGATAGTTTAGGCCAGTTCTAACGTAATACCTTTGAAAGGCATTATCATGTCGGCTTTAGCTTCCATGAAACTCGCCGGAGCAGTGTCGCTTGCCCTCATAGCGAACCGGATGGATTCGGTTCATAAAACGGTAGGTGATGCCGCGATCGGCGTAACAAGAACCTTCGACCCTGAGGGCTTTGTGGCTCCTGGTGTCGCGCGGTGGGTGGACCGTTCTGGCGGAATCGCCATCGGTTACCCGTCGGTTACCCTGCGTGTACGGCCGCCTAACAAGACGAGTCGTATATACAGGATATCGGCGAATGTGGTACTCCCTTCCCTGGAAGTGGCGAGTCCATCGACGGCTTCTGGCTTTACGCCAGCGCCGCAGGTGGCTTACTCGCACATGTTCTCGGGTGAGTGGTTGTTACCCGAGCGTGGGCTGTTGTGGGAGAGACAAGCAATACTCGACCTCGTCATGTCCATGCTTATGGCAACGATCACGGCTTCTGATGCGGCGCCCAGTGATGCAACGGGCTCCCCGCTACGAAACGCGATTGAGAATTTTGATGCGCCCTGGGGGTAACCCTAGGATTTGTTTCAATTTTTCTTAACTCAAAGGAGTACCTCCATGTCCTCTGAAAAGTATGGAAAGAAGTTCTTGAAAGGACTTCTAAAATACCGCGTAGACCCGATGCTCGAAGCTCGTGCAATCGGAGCGGTCCTTCGGTCCCTGGATTGTCCAAGGTCCTTAGCAGTCTGGCTCATGTTTGAAAATAATGAGCATCAACAGATTGCGGATCTAGACTTTAATCCCCTGAACTATAATACGTTCGAGGATGTCCGGGATGCCTATGCGGCGACTAAACTGCTATCGAAGTTTACAGGATTAAACCTGAAGACTGATTTGGCGGAAGTTGCCCTACAGAAATTTCAAAAATACGAAGATCTGTGTAGGCAGACAAACAATCGTTTCAGGATGGTTAACGAGCTCTCCCCAGATTATCCGGGAGAAGTGAAAACAACTGCTCGTTATTTCGATGAACCCATAAAATCTGGGTCTATCGTGTGGTTGCATAACGCAATCATACGTAAAATCGAACACATTCTGGGCGAATTTAACGCCGAGGAGTTCGCTTCGTTGTCTGACTGGGGTCCTGGCGCATCGACGCTTATTAAGCGAAGAGAAGCCAGTTCATCAAGAAAATTCCAGCGTGAAGCTGGTATCACGCGCGACCTCTACTCTTTAATTCCACCCGACCTCATGGAGAAGATTTATCCTCTCTGGGTAAGGCACCTGGTGTTCGGGATTAAATACCCCGTGTTCCAGGTTGGGAGTAAAGTTATCACTGTTCCGAAGGACGCGACAACGGATCGAGTTATTGCCATCGAGCCGGGACTGAATTTATGGTTCCAGAAATCGATCGGTGAGATGATCAATAGTCGCTTACTCCGGTTTGGTATAGACTTACATGACCAGAGCAAGAACCAACGGTTGGCACGGCATGGCTCGAAAACGGGCTCTGTCGCAACTGTTGACTTGTCTTCTGCGAGTGACTCCATTGCTGACTCTGTCGTACGGGAGCTTTTGCCCCCTCGATGGTACTCTGTGATGGACAGCTGTCGTACCAAATACGGCACTATAAAACGGGAAGGACTCGAAGAGAGTACAACTAGGTGGGCCAAATTCTCCAGTATGGGGAATGGTTTCACCTTCTCTCTAGAGTCTCTCATCTTCTATGCAGTCGCAATTTGCTGCACAGAGGCGCTGGACGCGGACCAAAGTTTGGTTAGCGTCTATGGGGATGATGTCATAATACCGACGTCAGTCTTTCCGCTACTGTCTGAAGTGCTGAGCTTCTACGGCTTTGTAGTTAACACGAAGAAAAGTCATTACGACTCATCTTTTCGTGAAAGCTGTGGTGCCCACTACTTTAACGGCTTTGATGTTAAGCCCATCTACCTTAAAGGTAGGATTTCGTCAGTCCAGGCAGTGTTTCGCCTTGCGAATGCGATCCGTCGTTACGCGCACCGGCTTTGTATAGGCTGGGCGTGTGATAAACGGTTTCAATTGCCATTTGCTCTCCTTTTGACTTCGATTCCGAAGGCATTGCGCCTAAGGATACCCGAAGCGTTGGGGGATGGGGGCTTCATCGGTAACTTTGATGAAGTCTTCCCAAGCAGGGAACGGCATGGTATCGAAGGATATCGTGTTTATCACCTGATGGACCAGAGTAAAACTCTGATTGACGATGAGGAAGGGTATTTTCTTGCCTCTCTATGGGATCTGTCGAAGCGTACCGAGGCGTTGCGCCCCGGTAGCAGTAGGCCGTTAACGCTGAAAGCGATGTACGCATGGGATGACGGCGAAGTGAAGAAGAAAGGGTATAACTCTACCCCACTTCACGAGTCGGTGCCCCGTGTTGTACACAGCGTTGTAAGACAGTGGTCCGATCTAGGGCCTTGGATTTAACAAAATCCTTTGGTTCTGTTTTCGTGGTTAATCATCTCCATAAGAGGTGATGACTCCATGACTCAGATCGGATTAGTAGGTCGAGTCGGCAACTTAACAGTAGCCGACTTTTCGCCCGAATAAGGCGTGGATGGGGA